CACCGGAGGCCATCGGCGTGACACCCATGCGCTTCATCGCCTCGAGCAGGATCGCCAGAGACCGCGGGGATCCGTCCAGCGGAATGTACGCCTCGGATACGTCGCCGCGATCGCCCACCACGCGCCACGTGTTCGGCGGCACCATCTGCGCCTCGGGGCGCATCGGCGTCAGACCGCCGGCGGCCATGAACTCGACGATGCCGCCGTCAGCCTTCTCGATGGACTTGATGTATCCGGAGATGTTCGCCCCGTACCCCGAATTCCGGAACGCCTCGAGGGTGGCCACCGCAGGCGACACATCAGCTGTGACGACCACGCTGCCATCCGGGAGTGTGGTGATCCGGTCGGCGAGGCTCTGCACCTTGCCCTGCTCTTCGGACGCGTTCGACGAGTACGACGTCGACGCGTCCGAAGGCGTCTCGAGGATCGTGTCGATGAGGGCGCGGGCCTCTTCCTCCGTCTTGCCGGACTGCACCATCTGATCGACCAGCGCCTGCGTGCCGTCCGCATACCGCTGGGTGAGCGACTCCTGCGATTCGCCAGCGTCCTCGGCCGCACTGATCTGCTCCGACAGCGCCCCGACGGCGGCGCGCACCTGGTCCTCCATCGTCCCCGTCTCGGAGCCGACGACGGCGATCGAGTCCGCCAGCCGCAGCGACGCGTCGTTCAGATACCCGAGCGCCACAGCAGGCTCAGCGAAACCGTTGAGCCGGCCCCGCGCATCGTCGATCGCCTGCGTGAGGTTGGTCCTCATGGTGTCGGCAGCGTCCGCTGTGATGCCGTCGAACTCCCGCATGGACTCCGTCAGCTCGTCGAGCTCCTTCGGGCGCCCCTCGGTGCCGTTGAAGAAATCGATGACGCCTGCCAGCCCCTCGACGACGTCAGCGAGCGGCCCAGCCACGAACTCGCCGAGCGCCTCCGTCCCCGCAGCCGTGCCGTCGACGACGGACTGGCCGAAGTCGAGCGCACCGTTCGCGAGGTCGAGGAAGAACTGCATCAGCGGGCCACGGTTCTGCGACACCCACTCGGCGGCCTCCGCGAGCGGGTCCGCGAACCCGGCCGCGAGCGCACCCTGGATGCCCTGCATCGCGACCTCGACGTTGCGCTGCGCCTGCTCGAGCTTCGTCGCGTCGTTGCTCGCGAGCGTGTCGAACATCCGCTGCGCAGCACCCTCGACGCTGCCAATCTCGTCGACGGCCGACGACAGGTCCATGGCCGTCAGAGCGCCCGCCAGGTCCTCAGCCTGAGTGCCGAAGATCTCCATCGCCGCGGCGTCGCGAAGCGCCGGGTCCTCGATCGCCCGGAGCTTGTCGAGTGTCTCGTCAAGCGCCGCGGCCGCGTCAGGACCACCTCGAGCGATCCGATCATTGAGGTCGTCCCACGAGAAGCCGACGGCCTCGAAGCCCTCCTTCATGGCCGGGTCGGATGCCCGGATCGCGAACTCCTTCAGCGCGTCGGCGGCCACGTCGCTGTCGCGAGCACCGCCGCGCATGGCCTGGCTCAGCAGGCCGAGCGCCTGCGGGCCATTGAGACCGAGCTTGCGGAACTGGGTCGAGTATTCGTTGAAGGTGTCGAGCAGATCCTCCGACACGTTCACGCCCTCGCGGGCGCCTGCGGCGAGGATGTCGAACGCCTCCCGCGCCGACCCTGCCAGGCCGGTGCGGAGCATCTGAGTGACCGCGCGTGCGACAGGTTGTACGTCTTCGCCGAGCACGTCCGCGATACCGGACAGACCCTCGATGACCTTCTGCGCGTCGTAGGTCCCGTTCTCCGGGTCGATCAGATCGAGCTGCAGCGCGAGGCGCGCCGTGTCCATGTTCGCTTCGATCGACTCGCCGAACACGTTCGCGTAAGCCTCGCCGGCGGCGCGTCCGAGTCGCAGCGCGTCGTTCTCGCTGATGCCGGCGAGCCCCGCGAGGCGATCGACGCCCGCCTCGACCGCCAAGCCGTCCCGGAACGCCTCCGCCACCGCAGTGCTCACCGACTCGGCGATCTTCGCGACAGCGCCCACGATCGGGACCGTGGCAAGCCCGGCGACGATTCCGGTGACGAGCGCCTTTCCGCCGCGCTTCCCACCCTCCGCGCCGGCATCCTCGGCCTGGTCGGCGACGTCATCCAGGACCGCCTCGGCAGCCGATGCGTCAGCGTCGACCTCCATGACGGCGCGCGCAGAGCGCAGCCCGTCGAGGCTCCGCTGGATCTTCGACAGGCTGGCCTCTGCGCGACGGATGTCGGCCTCGACCTCGACGTCGGCACGCACCGACTTCAGGTAGTCGAGCCGCTCGTACACCTTCATGAACGACGTCTCGGCGCGGTCGATGTTCGCGTCGACCGTTGCCATCGTCTTCGCCGTGACGATCCGCTTCGCGGCGTCCTCGACACGATCCATCGACGCGAGGGCGCCCTTCGCGTCGATGTCGACCTTCGCCGTGATCGGCTTGGACTCGACCCGCTTGCCGGTCTCCTGAACCGTCTTCTCAGCCTTCGCGATCTGATCGACGTTGGCCGTGAAGAGAGTCTCGAGCTCGGCGACACGGAGCGTGGTCACAGATCACCTCCGGGTGAGTGCAGCGCGCAGGCGCGTGGGTGAGTCGAGCAGCGAGTAGATCGCCGCCCGGATGCCGGGCCAGGGCCGGGCGAGCACGACCGGGTCGTACAGGTCGATTCCGCGCTCGACGAGCTCGGCGACCACGAGCCGCCAGTGCGTCACGAGCGCGAGCGTCGAACCGTCGATGTCGACCTGCGGCTGCGCGCTCGGCGCTGCCGTGGGCTCGGGCAGCAACTCCTGCGGCACCGGTCGGTACCGCGGGTACCAGCCCTCTTCGTCAGGCTCACCGCCGTACCCGTAGGGCGCCCAGTCCTCGGCGGTGACTAGCCTTTTGGGCCCGCCGCTTCACCCGCCTCGGGCACGGGCTCCCAGAGCAGCTTCGCGAGCGCGTCGGCGTACGCCTTGCCGCGCGCCCAGAAGAACACCGAGTACACCGAGACGCGGTCGATCACAACCGCAGGGTGCCCGTCGGCTGCCATCTGGTCGTACGCCTCGCCGAGTCCCGGATGCTTGTCCCCGATGGTGTCGAGAACCGACTGCACCGCCGCGGGGATCTCGCCCTTGACGAGACCGAAGCGAACCTCGCCCGCCACAGCGGCGGCGAGGATCTGCTTCGCGGCCTCGACGGTCGGGGGCCGCACCTTGTAGGTGCAGCCCCCGGGAGTTCCGTCGGGGTGCGGCAGTCGGATCTCGAGGTCGGGGACGACCCACGTCTCGAAATCGACCGCCGACATCAGGCCCCGCGCGTGTACTCGAACGCGGCCGAGACACCGCCGGGCGTGGTGACGATGATGTCGACCGCGCCGGCGTCGCCAACGGGCATCACGGCGATGATCGTCGACGAGTTCACGACCGTGAAGTCGGTCACCGGGCTCGCGTCGATCGTGATTGCGGTCGCACCAAGCAGGCCGGTACCGACGATCGTGATCAGGTCGCCGTCGCCAGCGGCCGTCTCGAGGACACCAGTCACGGTCGGGGCGGTGACGTCCCAGCCCGCGAACGGGTTCGTGATCGGCGTCTTCGGGCCCTTGCCGGTGAGGCTGAATCCGTACACGTCGATCTCGCCGTTCGGGCCGACGTTCTGCCGCGTCTTGGCGACGGTGCCGAACCCCTCGAACGCCTCGCTCGGGTTCGGCGTGCCGGTCTCCGGCTTGTGGTACCAGCGCACGTGCGCGACCGCGTCGGCACCCTTCGCGTCCGGGTGACCGGCGCGCGCCAGGAGGTACTCGGTCTCCGGCAGGTACAGGCCCGTGGTCTGCGACCGGTGCACCTGCTGGTTGAACGCGAGCGCCCACGACCATCCGGTGACGTCCTGGTTGATCGCGCCGAGGTCGTCGTAGGTCTGCGCGTCCTGCGTGGTCGGGGTGTCGGTCGGCTGGAAGCCGCTGATCCGACGGACCTCCTGCCAGTTGGGCACCGCGAGGGACCCGAGGTTCACGTCGAGTCCGTGCTCGAAGCTCTTGCCGATCGTGTAGCCGGCGGGGAGCGTGACTGTCATGATGCTGCCTCCGTGTTATCGAGGGTGATGGTGTAGTTGTCGGTGCGCTCCTCGCGACCGTTGCTGTCCGCGCCGGATGGCGAGAACGATCTGCGGCGGGCGCCGCTGATCCCTCCCAATCGGGAGAGTCCTGTGAGCACCACCCAGGCGGGGTGTGCAAGCTGGTCGGCACCCTTGCGGGCGCCGCTTGGGCCGCGGAAGCGCAGCTGGACGCGGCGGCCGAGCACGCCATCAGCTTCGGCGTCGCCGTACACGCGCACGCCGACGGCCGCTCGGTATGTCTCGTCGGGGATCGCGCCGTAATAGATCGCGACCTCGCTCGCCGTGAAGGCCGGGCCGTCCGGCCGCCAATGCCACCCGGGGATCGTGCCGAGGATCTCGCAGAGCCGTATCGTCAGGGTCGCGTCATCCACCGAGCGCCCTCCTCGTGCCGTCCGCGATGATCCGCGCAACGTCGACGTCGTCGGCGGCCGCCTCAAGGAACTTCGCCTGCCCACCGTCGGTGTGCTGGTAGTCGAGGTTCTCGTGCTGCAGCCTGGATATCGGCGAGGTGAACCCGACCTGCGCGGTCAGGTCGTCGACGACCACGAAGCCGGACTTGTCCGAGACTCCTGTGTCAGTCGGGCTGAGTTCGCGCGCGCGCTTCAGCGTCGCCCTCGCGGCTTCTCGCAGCCCTTCCTGCACGGCAGCCTCGACTGCGGTCAGAATCGGCGTGTGAAACTTCACGGAGTCGCCTCCTAGACGAGGTGCAGCACGTGATGCGACGGCAGCCTGTCGTGCCGAAGCGTGGTGATCGCGACGACCTTCGCCTCGCGCTCGCTCGGGTCACCCGGCCAGACCGTCACGAGCGACCCGACCGGGACCGTCTCGTCGATGTCGACGGACACCTGCGTGTTCGAGACGATCTCTTCGCCGTTCGGGTCGTGGACCACCTTCTGCTCGTCGACGACGAACGCGCTGACGTCGCGCGCTGACGCGTGTCCGCCGCCCATGCTGCCGCCGGCGACACGGTCGCGGACGCTGACGGTGTGCTGCAGGAACCGGTCGGGGACGCTCATCGGCTCGATCCGATGCGGTACTGCTCGAGCCGTTCGAGCTCGTCGGGTGTGAACGCGTCCGTCGCGGCCATGCCGCCTACGCGTGAGTACTGGATGGTCTGACCGATCGCGGTCTCGCCGGTGATTCCGCCAGAGGGGACGAACGCCCCGCGCTGAACGGATGCAGCGATGATGCGGGCGATCGTGGCGGGGCACTTCGCGTGCCCGTGCGTGACCGTGACGGTGATTGCACGGCGCCCGCGCGCCCACTTACCGGTCGTGCGCTCGATCACGCCGTTGTCGTCCCACTCGTACAGCGAGGGGTCGACGGTCTCGCCGTCCTCGGTGACGCTGACGACCGAGACGATGTGGAGGGAGGGTAGGAACAGCAGTCGAGTGCCGCGCGACGTCACCGTGAACGTCTCCTCGGCGGTCTTGGCGACGCGCCATCCGCAGTGGTCGCGGACGGCGCCGCTCGCGAGCACCGAGATAGCCTCGGCGACCGACGTTGGAAGGTCGCGATTCGTGACCGCGGCGATCTCGTCGGCCTTGAGCAGCACGTCGGCCATTGCGTCCTCCTCGATGTGTCGGCGGCGGCCGGGTCAGTGCCCGGCCGCCGCCGTGGTGGTGCTGCTGAGGTCAGGCCGCGGCCGTCTTGAGCAGCTTGAGCGCCTGGGGGCGGACGACGTCGCCGCCGACGCGGCGGCGGAACTTGAAGCCGATCATGCCCTCCTCGGCGTACAGCTCCTCGAGGCGCTTGACGGTGATGCCGAGGCGGTCGTACACGCGGAACCCCGCCTGGATGTCACCGAACGCAGCGATCGTCTTCGCGGCGGCGATCGCGTCGATGTCCTCCTGGTTGTGGATGGCGTAGCCGAGGAACGTGTTCGGCCGGCCCGCGATGACCGAGGGCTGCCACAGGTACTGCCCGTTGCTGTCCTTGATCTGGGAGAGCAGCAGCTCCGACGTCGACGGCAGCAGGAAGCTGCCGTTGCGGCGGTACTGCGCCGGGACGCCGTAGATCAGCGCCTTCAGGTCGTCGACGAGCTTGCCAGGCGCGTTCGTCGTCGTGCCGGCGTACGTGGTCGCCGTCGAGGTGATCGAGCTGACACCGCCCGCCGTCGAGAAGATGCCGACCGGCATGTCGTTCGTGTGACCGGTGCCGATCGTGAACGCGGTGTCCTCGGCCTCGGCTGCGGCGCGCGCGAAGCTGTCGCGCACGAACGCCTCGAGGTTGACATCCGAGTCGTCGAGTTCGTCCTCGCCGATCTTCGCGAGACCGTAGAGGTCCTCGATGTACGTCCACTCCTCGGTGGGGGTGGTCGGCATCGAGTCGGTCAGCGTCTGGTCGCCGGTCTCGAGCTTGCCCCAGCCGACCGACACCTCGTCGAGCGAACGGCGACGCACCCGGTTGCTGGTGACGTTGCGCTGCCCTGCGAGCGGACGGATTGCGCTGATCGACGGCACCGAGCGGATGATCTCGGCCTCGAGGTCTTCGGGGACCAGGATCTCGCCCGCCGTGTTCTCCACGAGGGCGCGCTGCTCGGGTGCCATCGCACCGCCGCGGATGAACCGCAGGAATGCCGAGCGGCGCTGCGCCGAGCGCTGCTCGTCCGCGTTGCCGCCGCCGATGTTGGCGCCGCCGCCCGCGATCTCGGTGCCGAGCTCGGCGTTGCGGCGCTCCTGCGCCTCCTGCCGATCGATGCGCTCGGAGAAGTCGCGGAACTCCGCTTCCCCGCGGTCGTACTGCTCGCGCTCCTCGGCGGAGAGGTTGCGGTTCTCCGTTTCGGCACGCTCGGTGATCGCCCGCATCGCCTCGACGGTGCGCGCGCGCTCCTGACGGAGCTCGACAGAGTTGGCCATGGCCAGCCCCTTTCTTTTTTGGGTGTCCCGCACCGTTCGGACGGGCACGTTTTGGATCAGATGTCAGACAGCAGTTCGAGCTCGTGCAGGCGGTGCTTTGCCCGTTCGAGCGGGTACCCGGTCGCCGCGGCGACCCGGTCGTTCGCGATCGCCCGCAGCTCGGCGGACGTCTGCGTGTAGGCGGGGAAGGTCACCGCGGACACATCGCCGCCGTCGAAGTCGAACTCGCGCACCTCGTGCAGCGAGCCGGACCATCCGTCGGCGGTCACCCAGAACCCGAACGACATCTGCGACAGGTCGCCGCGCTCGATGAGCACCGCGAGGTCGCGGGCGTACGAGACGTCGGCCATGTCGGAGTCGACGAGGACGCCGTCGGCGTCCTCGGTCAGGCGAAGGGTGCCAGAGGCGGTGCGCGCGAGCAGCAGGTTCGCGTCGTGGTTGATCAGGAACCGCACGTCGGGCGTTGCCGCGAGGCTGCGCGTCGCAGCTCCCGGCTTGACGACCTCCTGCCATCCGCCGAGATCCTGTGACAGCTGGTCGTAGACCACTGCCCGGCCGGTGAAGCGCAGGCGGTGATCGTCGTCGCTCGCCGAGCGGATCTGGATGTCGGTGAGCGGGAACACGCGGCGCTCGAACGTGCGGGTCATGACTGCTCCTCGTATTCGAAGTCGAGGACGCAGGTGCAACCCGCGACCTCATCTGCGCCGGCGAGATCGCGCGGCCACATGGCACCGTTCGAGAACGGCTTGTCGATTCGGACCGCCTCGCCGTTCAGCGAGGCGTGGTCGTCGTGGTTCGACACCCAGCGCTTGTCGGTCGCGCCGGCCTGCGACGCGCCCTCGAATGCTGCGAACGAGCCGATGATGCTGACGACCGTCTGCGCGGTCGTCTCGGCGCGGCTGAGCGCCTCGTCGAACACGCCGAACACCTCGGCGGGCTCCGCAGATGCGGCGCCGAGCCCGCGGAACGTGAGCGTGTTGAACCCGCGCGCGTGGCTCTCGGCGGCCGCAGCCACCCAATTCTCGACGAGCGCCGGGTTGAACACCTCTCCGCGGGTGGCGGCCTGCCGCGCGCCGATGTCGGCGACGATCGACGCGATCACCGGCGCGAGCGCTTCGGCGAGCAACTCGTCCCACGTACCCCGGTCATCCTCGGCGAACGTCGTACCGACGATCTCGGCCCGCTGGTCGCGGACGAAGTCGGCGAGCACCTGGTCGACCTTCGATACCCACTCGGATCCGGCGAGCTCCGACGACCGGCGTGCGGGCGGGAGCGCCCGGAACTGGGTGGGCTGGAGCTGCGCGATCTCCACCGGCGCGAGCCCGTCGCGCTGGACGGTCTGCGCACCGGCGGGGACCATGTTGACCGGCTCGAGGTAGATGTCGCCGTTCTCGATCGGCGGCTCGTCCTCGAACGCGCGGACGTCGTTCGCGGAGAGGTATCCCCACTGACGACCGGCAGCGTACGAGGCGGTCTGCGCTGCGGTGTCGCCGCGCATCCGGCCCCGCGGGTCGAACTTCAGCCGCATGTCGATGTCGTCGAACAGCCGCTGCGTCACCTTCTCGAGGCGAGTGATCGGCGGCAGCAGCGCGTCCTGCACGAACTCGATGCCGAGGTGCTCGATGTTTGAGAACGTGGCGTGCTCGAGGTCGCCGATCTTGTGCGGCGGGACGCCGTACATCGACGCGATCTTGCCTTCGGTGAGCTTGTAAATCGCGAGGAACTGGGCATCAGCCGGCGACAGCGACACCCGCTCGAGCTTGGCGCCACCCTCGAACACCGCGATCTGGTGCGAGTTCTCGAAGCCCTGGTGCCGGTCCTCCATCTGCTGGACGAGGCGTTCCCACTGCTTGTCGTTGAGGTTGCTCTCGGTGGTGAGCACCGTCTCCGGGGTCGCGTCGCGCTCGAAGAATCCGCCGATGTACGACGTCGCTGCGACCGAGATCCCGACCTGCTGGCGGGCGACGCCGATCGGCGACAGCCCCTCCGGGCCCGTGCCGAACCAGCGGTAGTGCAGCATCTCGAGGTGAGTGGCGACATACCCGGGCTGCACCGGCAGCCACGTCTCGTTGCCGTCGTGCGTGATCTTGTACGCCAGGTCACCGGTCCGCGTGCGCAGGATCTTCACGTCCGTCGGCGGCACCGGCCACAGCGCGATGACCTCGCCCGCGCCGTTGCGGTGGACGAAGACGTACGCGTTGCCTCGGATCAGCATCCACGTCACCACGGTCCGCCAGAACTCGGCGGCATCCATCACCGGATTCGGCTGCACGGTGAGCAGGTAGACGAGCTTCGCGTACCGCGACGGCGGCGGCACCCGGTCACGGCCTCGCCGCACCACGACCGACACCGGCAGACTCGCGATCGCCTCAGCGACCAGGCGCACCGACGTGAGCACGGCCATCACCTGCAGCGACTGCTCGGGCGTGACGTACACACCGGCCGCGGTCTTCGTGCCACGCAGCGACGGCATCCGCGACTGCGCGCGCTGCACGAGGCTGCGCCAGGCGCCCACGATTCGGTCGGTGAACTTAGTCACGTGTTCGCCTCCTCAGCGTTCGGATCCGCGGTTCGGCGGCGGACGGCGGGTTCTTCATCAGCCAGTACGCGCCTGCGACTGCGACCAGCGGGGATGCGTCGGACGGCGAATTGACCCGGTCGACCACGTACGTGTCGCCGAGCTTCTTCATCACCGCGGTGCCGGCCGCCACATCGAGCACCGGCTGGAAGCGGTGAAACACCTTGCCGAGATTCACGCCGTCGAGCAGCTGGCCGAACGCGCGGCCGAGATCCGGGCCGCCCCACTCGGTGACGTCCAGCTCGGCTTCCTCGAACTCGCCGACCAGCGACGAGACCGGCGCGCCGCGGGTCTGGAACGTGATCGCCTCGGGCGTGAACGTGCGATCCGGCGACGTCAGCCACGGGATCACCCAGTCGGTGCCGGGCCGCGACGCCATGATGCCAACGTGCGCATTGCCGTCCTCGCGGACTGCGGCGAAGCCGATGTGCGCCCAGGTGCGGTCGTGAGAGATGTCGACGCAGATGTACACCGGCGCGCTGGCGCGGCGCTTCGACACCCGGTCGAAGCCGTCCGCCCACCGTCCCGGCTGGAACGGGCCGCCGACCGACGAGTCCACGAACAGGTTGCCGACCTCGGACGCGAACACCGGCGCCGGGTCCGAGGCCCAGTACGCCGCGAGGTTCTCCTGCGGCAGGTTGTAGTTCATCGACGGGTTCGAGAACGCCCATGCCTCGGGCGAGTCGAGAGGCATGCCCGGTGGCGGAGACCACCAGAAGAGCCCGATCGTCGTCTCGACGTCGCCGTTCTCGATCGCGTCCATCGCCTGCTTGTGCAGGAACCGCTGGACGATCGCTTCCATGTCGCCGGCGTTCGACGCGGCGATGAGCTGCGACCGGCGCCGCGCGGCGGTGGTCTTCGACAGAGACGACCACGCCTTGAAGGTCTTGTGCTTCAGGATCTCGTCGACGAACACGAGATCGAACGTGAGACCGCGGCCGCCGTTGTCGGCCGAATCGACCCAGTACCGCTGACCGCCAGTCAGCTCGAACCAGAGTTCGCCGTTCGTGTTCGACTGCTCGCCGCGCTCGAGCTTGAGACGCGGGATCGCATCGATGATGTTCTGCGCGTGCTCCCACGTTTTCTTCGCGGTCGCGAGCTTCTGCGCGACGCCGATGATCTGCGCGTCGCCATCGATGAACATCCGGAACAGGATGAGCAGCGCCGCGATGAAGGTCTTGCCGTTCTGGCGGGCCACCCACAGCAGCACCGTCTTGAAACGGTACGAGCCGTCAGGGTTCAGCTCGAGCGCGTGGACGAGGAACCACCGCTGCCACGGGTTCAACTTCGGCGCGAGCTCGGCGTGACGGGTGTCGGCGAGCTGCAGGTGCAGCCACATCGCGAAGTGGATCGCGGCGTACCCTGCGCTCGTCTGTGGCGTGAGCTTGCGGCGCGGCGGAGTGAACACCCGGGGAGCGGTGTGCCCGTATACCCGCCGCGGCCGCGCGCTACGCCTTCTTGCGGACTGCGCGCCGCTGGGTTGGCGCTTCCGGGTCGTCGTCGATGCCATCAACACTCCCGGTGTAGAAGGCCCGTCGCAGCTCGTCCAGGTCGTCCCGCTCGCGCGGCTTAGCGATCGCGAGCAGCGCGTCGACGTTCTCCGTGTATCGGGCGGACAGCGATGCGCGCTGCGGGATCGCCGACGGCTCATCCAGGTCTCGGGCGAGCTGCAGAATCAGAGCGACCCGGTACCGGCCGGCCGCCGTCTTCACGTCGAGCTCGGCGATCAGATCGCGCGCCGCGGACAGGTTCGTAGGCACGTCCGCGACGTCCGCGGATGTCCCACCCTGTGTCCCACCATCGGAACGACTCGCCGGCCCAATCTGCGGGAGCGCCTCGAGCTTCGGCTTCGCCTGGTTTTCCGCACGCTGCCGCCGCTTCCGTTCACGGTCACGCCGACGGCGATCCTCGGGCGTCATGGCCATCGCGACCACCTCCCGAGGGTGGGACATGGGACACGACCGACCGGAGGGGGACGAATCAC